CTTGAAACGACGTTCTTGCAGTAATTGCCATTTTTTTGTAATTTTAAATTGTTATTAATTTTTAAGTTTAAATTTGAAATCATTAGAATTATTACCAAGTACTCTTACTTTAACACCACCAGCATCAATCTCACCACTATGTTGTTGTCGTGTATCCATACTAATGTTTTTAGATTTAGCTACGCTATCTTTTAAAGCGTCAGCCTTGCCTTGTTCGTAAAAGTGACTAGCAATTTTATCAGCGTTCATAGCAGTGTACATCGATTTGTGATAACCCTTAGCGTCTTCCATTTCATTTTTTTTATTCAAAAACTTTTTGACAAAATTATTAATGTCGCTTTGAGTGTTCTTTACGGTATCAGAGTCTTTAACGTTAAACCTAAATCTTTTCTCCCCAATGTTGTATTCAAAACCTTTGAATTCCTTGTTGAAAAGTTTGTCAGTTTTATTTAAAAACGTCTTGTGTTGCTTTTCTGCTACTTGCCGCTGCTCTTTTGATTCCTTGTTGTATCTGTTGAAGAAATCAACCGCCTTCTGTTGCTCACCAGTGAGCTTAGAACCGTATTTGATATCTTCGTAGTATTTGGACTTTGCACCGTCCAGGTGTTGCCTTGCCTGAGCAACTTGCTCCTTCATGGCTAATTTTTTTCTTTTAATATCTCTATCCTCGTCTATATCTTCGTCATAAGAAAAATAGTCTTCCATCATGAAGTCTATTTCTTCGTTATCTAGATGAGGTTTAGTTTGCTTGTAGTATTCCTTAAGTAAAGTGTGGTTGTCTAATTCAGAGTAATCTCGATTTAAATTGACATAATCTTCTAGATCACCCCCTGTTTCTTCCATAAACTGCATTAGTTTTTGGATATTCTCAGGAAGTTCTTTTCCAGTAGCCTCTGCTTCAGCAACAGCTTCTTCAACTTGCTCTGTTAACTCTTCAACTTCTTCTTGAACTTCTTCAGTAATCTCTTCAACTATTGGAGTTTCAACCTCTGCCTCTAGTTGTTTCTCTTCAACCACTTCTTCGACCACTTCTTCTACTACTTTTTCTACAGGTTTTTCTTCTGCAACTACTTCTTCTGTAGCTGGTTTACTTAAATCTACCTTGATAACATCGTTATCATCTTTACTTTCAAATTTGTTTAAATCAACTTTGGTAACGTTTTCTTCTACTTTATTGTCGACTTGTTCTTGGACAACTTCTTCAGTCGCCTCTGCTTTTTTCTTTTTTGCCATAATATAATATAATAATAATTAATAATTTGTTACTGTGGTCCAAACATAGACATATCAGCAGGACCTCTGCCACCTAGTATATCATTACCTGATGATTCAAACTTTTTAGCTGGTTGGTTGCCTTTTCTTTGTTCTATTAATTCGGACTGTTGACTAGCTTGTATTCTAGTTCTTTCGTCTTTACGATCTTCTTTTTCTTTTTCTTTTCCTTTAGCGGTTTCTACTTCCATACCTTTTAACTGCATGTTATATTGAAACTCTAATGCCATTAACTGTTGTTTAGCCTGCACTTCTTGCTGCATTTTCTGTGATTCAAGTTGTGCTTTTAATTGTTCTAACTGAGCGTCTGATTGTGCTAACGCTTGTTGTTTTTGAACCTCCATCTGAGCGGCAGCTTGTTGCGCTTCCATATTAGCTTGAGCTTGAGCCTGTATATTTTGCTGTTGTACCATTTGATCTTGCTCTGCCTTCTTTTTCCTACGTAACTTTAAAACTTGATTAGCTAACTTAACGTTATTTATTTGTCTAACATCAATAGCATCTTCTAAATTTATACCTTGTTGTTGTAATGACATTTGTATATTGTTCTCTAACATCATTTTTTCTTCTTCATCTGGCATTAATTCTATAAATATACCAAAGTCATACAGATGCAATTCTGACATTTCTTCTAACGTCGCTACATTGTGAACCCCTATTTGTTGTATAAATGCGTCTTTCGTTGGAGAGTACTCTATAATATCAGATATTCTTAAGGATAAACACTCCGCAGTTTCGGCGGTCAAAAACAAACCTGCGTTTAATATATGTCTAGTTGCTGTGTTAGAATTTGCTGCTGCCATTTTCTGAACACCAACTAAAGCTTTAGCATCTGGAGTACTACCATCTCTAGCTTCGTTCAACCCAGTTACATCTCTAATCATTTGTAAGTAATAATTATAATTACCTATAAGTGCTTGCATTTTATTACCACCACTACCACTTGTTATTTCTTGAATAGGTACTTTACCAGGATTCATATCACCCTCTGACGTGAAGCTCCTTCCTATCACGGAACCAGTTTGGAAGAACATATTCAAGGCTTCTTGTGGACTATAATTTGTTCCGTTACCTAAATCAATTTCAGCAAGACCGTCTGCATCAAGATATACACCATCCGGTACCATACGCGACATTACTTGTTGTAATTTTAAATGTGTTAATTGAATCATATCAGCAAAACCTGTTATTCTACCAACTAATGAATCTATTTTGCCCTTATACATTCTAGGTGCTACTATAGAATAATTCATTTTCACTTTAGTAAAATCACTTTTAGGACGCATCATATTCTTTGCCATCTCCCATTTAAGTAATTTTTCTGTACCAAGAACCATAGCGCCTTCGTAAAGACACTCTATAGATCTATGTAATCTTTCGTACCCACCTTCTTTATCTGCCGGTGGGTTAAATGTATCTTCTTTTTCAATAGCTTTTAAAGCGCCAGATCCAGTTTCTTTCATTTTATAAACTTCATTCATATAACTTTTGAAGTTAAAATACAATATTTGAATTGAATTATTATCTATTTCTCTAGAAGTAGAAGCGCTGTGATGGTTGTTAGAATGTGTACTTTTATTTTTTACTATATCTTCTAAATCACTTTGTGTTAAATGTGGGAATTGTTTCGCTAATTCATTTATTGGAATTGTTTTAACTTCTCCTACGTAATATATATCATCAAAGTACGGTGACTCAGTGTAAGAATATACTAGATCGGTTGGATCAACATAGTCAATCACAACTCCTTCAGAAGTGTTAAACGTTGTTTTTACAGCACCTATTCCTAAGACGGTTAAATCTCTATAAAATCTTTTTTTAATTAATTCGTAATTACTTCCATCCATTAAAACGCTTATAGCTTGCTCTTCTGCTATTTCGACAGATTGCTTATAAGTCAACTGCATGTGAAGATCTAACTCTTCTTGAGATTCTGGTAGGGTTTGTGGATCGTTTTCATAAAGATTCATACCAAAAGCTTCTGCAGCAAAATCATTCATCTCTTGCGTTTGCATATCACCAAGTATAGATTCCATGTACTCCGTTCTTTTTGCTACGCCGTAAGGATCTTGTGAATACGCTTTTATATCGTACATTCTTTCTGCAATACCATTAACAACAATATCTACAAATTTAGGTATAATAGGAACTGGTGTCCAATCTAAATTAAGATAGGACAAATCACCGTTTATAGATAATTCATCCTTGTATTTTTTTATTGATTGATTTCCACTAGCGTATAATCTTAAATTGTGAAAATTATTTTGATTAGTTGAGTATCTATTGTGACCACGGTCTTTATTAAACCATTCTGATTCAATAGCTTTAGCTACTTTTAATCCATAGTCGTAACTAAGCTTTTCAGCGTCACTCACAACTTGACTAGGGAAATAATTATTTATAACAGACTCTGCCATATTTTACTTTATTATTTTTGATGCGTTTCCAGTATTAGTATACTTCGCAATATTTATGTTTAATTTTTGCTTCTCAACTTTAGCGTTGGGTCTATACAAGTTTCTGTTACAAGCCATTATTGCTAATCCAGAACTGATAGATGCGTCAAATTTAGTTCTCTTTGTTATATCAAATCTACTCCAATCATTTAAAGTTTCATTAAAATATATGTTTCCATAATTCCCATCGCTTAAATGACCTACGTGACCCTGTATATACATTTCAATAGCAGCTGCGTGAGCTTGCTTTATATCTTCACTTGAATTAGGTATTCCACCTATTTCTTTTTCTGTTACAGATAATTTGTTCCAAACTTTATCTGGTCTATTCATAGAATAACCTCTATAACCTCTTCTTCTTAAATGGTATAATAACCTAGGTTTATTGTTTTCTGCTAATATAGGCATTCCATAAAACACTAAGGCCATCAATACGTCTTCAAAAAATATCTCAGCTGTTTGCGGTCTAGCTACATATTCTAAAAACATATGGTTAGGTGGGCAATCTTCCATTGAAAACTTAGTTAACCCGTGTAAAGCTCCATTAGATCCTTTACCATCAACAGTTCCTGATATATCGTAACTATCACAACCAAAAGCTCCCATGTGCTCATTTGCAGGGTACTTCACATTATTCTTCACTACGATTTTATTCTGCATGTGACTTGGTGGAAACCAACTTACTTTGAATCTACCTTTTGGATCTGG